ATCAGGTATTTATGACAAACAAAATAGTTTCTTATAAAGAAACAGATTTAGTTAATTCAGATTAATTATTTGATAAACAATAGCCATAAGATCTAAAAAATGGTATCATTGTGGTATGTCAAAACCTAAAAACAAAGTACAAGCTGTACAAAGTAGTGCAGAATATGGAATTTATGTGTGGGAGTTACCTAATGGAACTCACTTTCAAGACGATCAGGGTAATACTTTAAATGTTCCTGCTCGCAAATATGATATTACAAAGATGAAACAATTAGCAGATGCTGCATCATACTGGGGAAAGCCAGAAGGAAAAGCAGTATTTATGCCAGGAGTTGGTAGAGCATCTGAAACACAGTCCAGAGAAGACATTGACAGAATGGCTGAAGGACTAACACCTTACGGTGATACAGATAACTGGAAAGAGGTATTCCATAATGCAAGAAATGCATGAAATTAACGGTAGAGATATCGGAATGGACAGCGTTGCTAAGTCCAACTCTTTAATTGGAAACAATGAAGTAGATGATTTTGCAAAGAATCCAAACGAGCTTATGAAGCTATCTGGATTAGGTCACAATTTTAAAAGAAATGCTAAAAGAAAACTTGAAAAAGCAGATCAAAACTCTTTAAATGGTGATGATTCAGAATCCAAGCAGCTTGTACCAGATAAGTACGGGTATGGTCTTTTTGATGTTGTTGAGCCACCATATAACTTAATTTCACTTTCTAAAATTTATGAAGTTTCTGCTGCAAACTTTGCTGCAATTAATGCAAAGGTAGCAAACATTGTTGGTCTAGGTTATAGTTTAGATCCAACACTTCAAGTATTACAGATGCTTGAAGAAACAACGGATTCAGATCAACTTGCTAGAAAAAGACGTAAGCTTGATAGAACAAAACTTGAAATAGAAGAATGGTTAGAATCAAGAAATGATGAAGATACTTTTACTGCAACTCTTGTAAAAGCCTATATTGATAAAGAAGCAACTGGAAATGGATACCTAGAAATTGGTCGAAAGGTAACAGGAGAAATTGGTTACATTGGTCATATTCCATCAGCAACTGTTAGAATTCGTAGACTTCGTGATGGTTTTGTTCAAATCGTAAATGGCAAGTCAGTATTCTTTAGAAACTTTCAAGATCTATCTCAGCCAAACCCAATTGGTGTAGATGGTCGTCCAAATGAAATTATTCATCTAAAGTCATACACCCCAACCAATACTTATTACGGAATTCCTCCAATTGTTGCAGCAAAAAATGCAATGGCAGGTACTGAATTTGCATCTAGATTTAACCTTGAATACTTTGAAAATAAAGCAACCCCACGCTATATTTTCTGGATTAAGGGAGCAAAACTTTCAAAAGATGCTGAAGCAAAGTTATTTGAATTCTTCCAGAATAACCTTCGTGGACAATCTCATAGAACACTTGTTATCCCAATTCCTGGTGATGAAAATGGTCAAAAGATTGATGTAAAGATGGAAGCTGTTGAAAACGGAATCCAAGATTCTTCGTTTAATAACTACAGAAAGACTAACTTAAGTGAAATTTTAATGGCACATAGAGTACCAATTTCAAAGGTTGGCACAGCAGAAAACATTTCTCTTGCTAATGCTCGTGAGGCAGATAGAACCTTTAAAGATCAGGTATGTCGTCCAGAACAAGACACTCTAGAGAAGTCTGTAAACAGAATTGTTTCAGAGAAAACAGATATGTTTAAGCTTAAATTTAATGAACTTACCCTTACAGATGAAGACACTCAATCAAAGATTGATGAGCGTTATCTAAGAATGGGAGTCTATTTACCTAATGAAGTTAGATCAAGAAAAGGTATGACAGCACTGCCATCTGGGGACCAACCAGTTCAATTAACAGCACAAGGTCAAGCAGAACAAAGAACTCAGGCTAGTGGAAATAGACTAAGAGATCAACAAAGAGATGCTAATGCTGCAGACAGCGGAACAGGTGCTAGAGTACCTCAAGGTGAAGGTAGACAACAAGCATAACACTATAATAACAAATATGTTATATAATTAGAATTGTTATGGTAGATTTACAAAAGGCATCCCTTACTACTAATGGTAATCAAGTTACTCTTACCATGCCTATCTCAAAGGTAGATGTAGAAAAAAGAATTGTGTCTGGATTTGCAACCCTTGATAACATTGACCGCCAAGGTGATCGTGTTACAGCAGAAGCTTCACGCAGGGCATTTGAAAATTTTAGAGGCAATGTACGCCTTATGCACCAGCCAATTCCAGCAGGTAAAGTTGTAAACTTTCGCACCGAAACATTCTTTGATCCAAATACAAACAAGCAATATAGTGGTGTTTATGTAGATACTTATGTTTCCAAAGGTGCACAAGAAGTATGGGAAATGGTTCTTGATGGAACCCTTACAGGATTTTCAATTGGTGGAAATGTAAAAGACTCAGAAAGCGTTCTTGATGGAGAATCAAAGAACAGTGTAAGAATTATTAAAGACTATGATTTAGTAGAACTATCATTAGTTGATTCACCTGCAAACAACCTAGCAAATATTTTTTCAATTCAAAAAACAGACAATGGAGACATTGCAACAGGAATTTTTAACAAGTCAAATATCCAAAACGTATTCTGGTGTGAGGTTGACGAACTAGCTTATGTTGATGAAAACGAATCACATAAGTGTGCAAATTGCGACTCAGACTTAACTTCAATTGGATGGATTGACGAAGTATCAAAAGAAGATGTAACAAAAGCAGTCTTTGCATTGCTTCAAAAATCAAATGATAATACTGTTACCAATGAAGATACTCCAAATAAATATCCAGAACAAAATGAACTGGAAGATGAGCTATTAAAAGCAAAATATAAAGTTGGAGATTTTGTTCAATGGAACTCTTCAGGTGGTACCGCAAGAGGTAAAGTAACAAGAGTAGTAACTAATGGTAAAATTAAAGTACCTAACTCTGATTTCACTATTACTGGTACAAAAGAAAATCCAGCAGTAGCTATTAGGGTTTACCAGAAGGATGGAAATTCTTGGAAACCATCCAATACCACAGTAGGACATAGAATGAACACACTAAGATCTTGGGCAACAAAAGTTGCCAAATCTTTAGGTGTAACCACAGGTTTGCTACAATCAGAAGTAGTAAAAATGGCAGTTGACTTAGAATCAGTTGCCTACCAACAAAATGAAGGAGGTGTTGAAGTGGCTGAAAATACAGAGGTCGTAGAGACCAATGAAGATATTATCAAGTCTGATGAAGTAGCTGAAGATGTTGTAGTTGATGAAGTTGTTGAAGAATCTGCAGAAATCGCAGAAGAAGCACCAGCAGAAGAAGCTCCAGTAGCAGAAGCACCAACAGAAGAATCTGTTGAAAAGTCTGATTCAGAAAATGTTGAAGCTACAGTAGCCTCCACCGATAACGGTGAGGTAACTGATATGGCTAAGGCTCTTGATGAGATTAAAAACTTCATTTCAGAAACAATTTCAACGAATACTGCAACAAATACAAGTGCTATCAATGAGGTAGCAAACTCTGTTGCAGAAGTAACAAAGGCTCTTGCAGATAAAAATGAAGAGTTAAACAAAGCTTTGGCTGATGTTAAAAGCACTTTGGAAAATCTAAATTCCAGAGTTGACTCGGTTGAGTCAGACACAGCCGTAAAGAAGTCTGGAGAATTGGAAAATGCTCCAGAACAGACTACCGTACTACGCAAGTCAGTATGGGGTGGACGCTTCCTCGGCTCCGCAGAATACCTAAATTAAAAAAAGAAAAGAAGGTGAAATAAATAAAATGAGTGATATTATCAATAAGGCTGCAGCAAGTGGTACAGTAATCTCTCCGCTGGAATCTCCAGGTGCAATGACATCTTTTGATGTCGCAACAAACGAGGGTGGTGTACTTAACCCAGAGCAGTCACGTCAGTTTATCGACTATATTTTTGACGAGATGGTTCTTGCCAATGATGGTCGTAGAGTTGTAATGAGAGCAAACACAATGGAACTTGATAAAGTTCGTGTTGGTTCACGCCTTGTTGCTAAAGCAACACAGGCTGAGGATACAGGAAGCAATTCAGCTCCAGCGTTTACAAAAATCGAACTTACAACAACGAAGTTCCGTCTAGACTACGAACTTTCAACAGAATCCCTAGAGGATAACATTGAAGGTGAGCAGCTTGAGGATCACATCGTTCGCTTGATGGCAACTCAGTTCGGAAACGATCTTGAGGACATTGCTATCAATGGTCGTCCAGCCTCGTCTGGAGATGGTTCTTACAATAACACCCTTGCAGGGTTCTATCGTCAGACACTTGATGCAACATATGCAGGAGCACACGAAGCTGCTGCTGCATCTGCAACAATGACCAATGTTTGGGAGTCTTCTCCTGAATCAGCTGATGGTTCAACAACGACACTTGGTTTGGACGCTATCGAAGCAATCTACAATGCATTGCCTCGTAAGTTCAAGGCTCGCCGTCAGGACCTTAAGTTCTACATGAACAGCAAGCATCTATCAGAATTGCTTTCCGAGTTGAGAAACATCGGAACAGTTCCAGATATGGTTGCTACCCGTGTAATTGATGGTGTAATTCCACAAGTTGGTGGATCCGCAGGTGCACAATACCTGATCTTCGGATTGCCAGTTGTAGAAGTACCTTTGTATCCAGACAACTATGTTGATCTAACTCTACCTAGCAACAGAATCTGGGGCTTCCAGCGTGATGTAACCGTACATCGTGAATTCAAGCCAAAGAAGGACACAGTAGAGTACACAGTATACGTCCGTATGGTCTC